TATAACTGGGAACACAACTTTTAAATCATATAAATTTGTTTGGTTAAATGAGTTAGCCCCTGGATCTAATCCTGATAAACCACCAGTAGCTGGTTGGTTAGGGAAAGGAGAGAAAGGTGATCCTCTTCCACCTACATCACCACCATTAGGTCCACCATTTCCACCGCCACTAATTGTAACGTTTGCAAATTGTGTTGAACCACCACCGCCACCAATGTTTACTGTTTGACCGGCTAATCCACCTGGTACTGAAACTGCAAAGAAACCAATTCCTCCGTTTCCACCGGGACCTCCTGGTCTTACTGGGTCATTTCTATTTCCACCATTACCTGCTCCTCCACCTGCATAACCAATTCCCGCAGTAACTCCTGGAGTTAATGGAGAGTAAGGTGTTGATACAGGTCCTGGACTTGCAATAGCAAGTGTGTAATCAAAAGAGTCTCCACCTGCCGCTCCACCTGAAGCTGCTGCAGTTAATCTTCCTTGAGCATCAACAGTAAATCCTGCGTTTGTGTAAGCTCCTGCAGTTACAGCAGTGTTTGCTAATTTTGCTGCAGTAACATTGTCATCTAAAATTTTAGCAGTAGTAACTGCATCATCAATAATTTTTGCTGTAGTAACCGCGTTAGCTGCAATAGCTGGTGCTGTTACCGCATTGTTTGAAAGAGCTGCAGCTAGTACCGCATCATCAGCAATTTTTGCAGCTGTGATTGCATCGTCTGCAATTTGTGCAGTTCCGATTGTACCGCCTAAAGTGTTAAGAGCAATTTCATTTAAATTTGTTCCGTCTGTGTAAGCTGCAACTATTGCTGCTTCACCTACAGCAAAACCAGTTCCACTTACAGTTTTAATTGTAAGGTTTGTTACTCCACCTACTGCAGAGCAATCAAAAATATAAAATTTTTCTATTGTGTCTGGAACAGTAACTACTGAAGCACCTGTAAGAGTTCCTGTAAATTTTAAAACCATGTTACGAGCATTTGATAGTGCTCCGTCTGACATAGCTAATGTTACAGTTCCACCATTGTTAAGTGCTACTGATTCAAATCCTGCAACTGCTTGTTGAACTAATTTTAAATTATCGTTTGTTTTGTCACCCCAGGTACCAGCGTTCTCACCGGTTACCATCAACTCTAGTTTTAGGTCTGCTGAATAACTTGATGCCATAAAAAATTCTCCTTAAATAATTATAATTTTACATTAATCATGCAGCCAAATCAACCTCTGTCCAAACATTATTTACTCCTGGATTGATCTCCTGCCAAGCCGTAATATTAGGGCTTCCAGTCGAAGAAGTCAACTGCACGCCAGAAAGTTGCACAAGTGCATTCCCTGTCGCTGTAATTTGACCTACTGAACCATTTAATTGTAGACCAGAAACTCCAACTTGTTGATCAGGTACTTCTTCGGCTTGTCCTAAAGTAGCTGTTATTTGTTGGCCAGTCACTGGCTCATTAGTAGATTGTTGTAAACTGAAAGTTCCTAAAGTTGAAGTAAGTGTACTTCCTGTAACAGGTACATCTAAGAATAAACCTGCAAGTGTATTACCTTGTGATAATGTTGCGCTAACACCAGTTACATCAACATTAGCATCTCCTGTCATAGCAAGTGATCCAGGAGTAATATCTAACTGATCTTCAGTTGCTAATACAAAAATATCTTGATCAATAGTTATTGAGAATGACGGATTAGCATAAGTAGCTGTTATCTCTAAACCTGTAAGATTTATTGTAACATCTGTAAATGCTCCTGTAGCAGGAAAATTAATACTTGAAGTTAATTCTTGTCCTAATGCTAATGCAGAGTATGCATCACCCCATGCAAATTCTCCCCATTCTCCTCTGCCCCAACCAATACCCGTTAAAGTAGAACCATCAACTGTTGCAGCACCAACACTAGTTGATGCACCCATACCTGTTATGTTAACACCGATGTTGATTGTTTCATCACCCATCGCTGAGGTAAGTTGAAATCCTGTTACATCTAGATTGATCGAAGTTCCACCAACAGCAGATGGTGCTCCAAAAGCCATCTGGCCAACGTTCGTAACGTCAACGGTTGCATCAGCAATAATTAATTCTGATACAGAACCTATCGATGATGTTAGTTGAGATCCAACTGCAATAGGGTTAGTTCCTGAAAGGTCTCCCCATTCGTTTTCACCCCATGTGTCGCCTCCCCAACCTACTTGTAGTTCGGCATCAGCAACAACTGCTCCAATACTATAGGATGCGCTTAGTCCAGTAAGACTTAAAGATATATCGCCTTGACCGGCCCAATCTCCTTGTCCCCAACTAAGTGCACCCCATGTATTTGACATTCATTTCCTTTAACTTATTACGCTAGTCTTAAAATAGCTGCAGAAGTTGTGAATGCAGGGAACTGAATTGTAAATGTTCCAGATGTTGCAGTCTTATCACTTCCAAAATCTAATACACAAACAGCGTCAGTAGTATTTGAACCACCATTAGTTTGAGTGTTGTAAATCAAAGCACCTCTTGCAGTAAGAGTTACGTTTTGAAAACTAAGATCAGCAAAGTCAGTAATTGCTATTGAACTTGATACTTTAACACCTTGGTTAACAAGTGCACTACCACCAGCTGTGTAGTTTGATGAAGTAACTTCAGTGTTAGCTCCACCACCTGGGTTTGTAGAATAGTTCTCTGTTGATTTTCCTAAAGTCGCTGAACTTGTGTACATCGCTAATTTATAAGTATCTGTTGATGCATCAAAGTCGTGACTTCCTTGTAGTAATTCTTTTTTAAATGAATTACAAATTGCGTTAGTTGTTATTGCCATGTTGGCCTCCTTAATTAATTAATTTGTGTTTGGAGAAGGTGAAGGTACCTGTATTCTCGGTACTCCATCATCATACTCCGCCCGTCTTCTTCTACCCATTTGTTGTAAGGCAAAATTTTGTATTTCTTCATTATACTTCTTTTCATACAAATTGTACATATCCTGAGGTCCTTTTAAAAATCTAAAGGCTTCAGCTAAGACACCATGTAAAAGCATGGATTCTTGGTTTGTTGATACATATGTATTATTACTGCTAGTAAAATTAGGAGCACTTTTAATATAGTTTACTTGCACTGTATTTGCTGCTGCAGGTGTTGGAGCAACTAAAATTACAGGTCCTTGTTGTACATTATCTTCCCAGTTAGCGTAATACTTAGGAGTTCCTGTTGTATTATCGTTTGGTGCAAACTCAGATATAAAACTTGTATCTCTTTTTTCTAAAAAAGTTCTAATGTTATTACTATCTATAATTTGTACTGATCTTATAACAAGTGCATCACCTGGTAATATTACATACCTATTTCCCACAGTAAAAGTTGATGTTACGTATTTTCTTAAATCATCGTAATCAACTTTACCAGCTATGTCTAATTCAACAGATCTAATAAAATCTTGAATAATTTGATCTGTTAAAACGTTTGCATCAACTTCTGTGTAGTTTCTTACTTGTGTTAAAAATGCTGAATGTGTTATTGCCATTATGTTATACTCACTGTTATTGTTCCTGCGGTTGCAATTAATTCTCTATTTCTATTTTGTAAAGATGGGTTTGCTGGTTTCATAGTGCTTATAACTACTCCACTAGTTGTCAAGGCAGCTCCTGGTTGTTTTGTGATAAAGCCAAAATCTCCAGGTAGGCTTAAATTTGCTAGACCAACCATAGAACCACCAGAACTTGCAATGACATTATCGTTGGGTGCTTGTGGATTAATAGTTGAGATATCTGTCGGCTGTTGAAATCTCATTGGTCTTGTGTTTTGTAATGCAATAGCATCTGCTGTGAAATGTCTTCTTCTTATCTGTGGATGCTTTGGTTCAAATTCTGAGTAATGAACTAATGATCCATTCCATTCCTTCACCATCTCTTGATATGGAAAAGCCATACCAGACCTATCTGATATTGCTAGAGATCTTTTACCTGTTGCCCATTTTGCCATAATTAAACTCCATTAGGATAAAAAGATTGTGGTGTAATATATGTTGATGCTCTTTGACCATCCTCATCCAATGCTCTTTTAAGTTGATCTTCGTAAATTAATTTATTTTGTTGTACTAATGTAGGTGCATTTTTCATAGCCAAATAATACGCCAGACCAGCAACCATGCATGGTAAGAACCTAAATACAACATCCGCATCATTTGAATAGACTCCAGCATCTTCTATTCTTTTAATAACGTAATATTTTAAAACTGTATAAGTGTTTAGATTAGGTGCTTGATACAAATATATTTTAGGTATCTCTTGTCTATCAACATAATATTGTGAAGGTTGTCCAAGGGCTAATTTATTTGGTAAAGCAGAATAAGCAGATCTATCAATCTTAGTTAATGCAACATCTTGAGTATTTACTGTATTAGCACCTGCTGCAGTTGTTGATACAAAAGCTTCAAGTACATCACTTACTCCTGCGTCTACTGCATATTCAGCTTGCCCTGAAACCAAAGCATTTTCATGCAGAGCAACTTTCCATAAATGAATACCTCTATTTGCCCATTCAGCAAATAAAAGATTTAAACTAGTTCTTGCTGATCTAAGACTATGACCACTAGTTGTAGCCATTCCGCATCTTTCATAAGCTTCTTGAATTATTTCTTCAATAGAAAGATCAAATGTAGTAGTGCCTGAAGTCGCCATTATTATCCTTTTTACGGTTGTACAATTTCTTGGATTGTATCACTTTTAACTTAAATTTTGAAGACCTTAGGTTTTTTGCTATTGGGTTTCTTTTTGACTTGTTGTTTTCTCTTTTTTTCACCTCTAGCACCTCGTAATTTGCCATCTATTTGAGCTGGTATTTGTCCTCTTGATATTGCCATAATTAGTTATACCACAGTTTCATATCTAATGTTACCTGATATAGAAATTCTTTCTCCCTCTGATTTATAAAAAGGGTTTACTTGATGTAATAATTTTGAAGGAAACATCATCAATACTCCCTCTTGTGATTTATCTACTGGAACAGGTAACGATCTTTGGTTTCCTGCTATATCAAAATAACTAAAATTTAAACAAGCTGTAACTGATTCTCCTTTGTCATCCAGATCTTGTTTTCTTTCTTCTTCTATTTCGTAAGGTATTTTTACCCATAACACCCAAGATAATACTCCCTCGTGATGGTGTAGGGGTAAGTATTCATTCTTTTTTTGATAGTTAACCCACATATCATTACCATTAAAGTTTAAATCATTATTAGTACAATAAATGTTTCTTGATCTTATGTCGTGGTTTTTTTGATAAGCATCAGCAATACCTAAAACCTCAGAAGCTAAAAGCCCTTCACATTCTCTTAATCTATAGTGTTCTGGAGTTCCAACTCCAGATAAACCTGTTTTAAATTTTTGTATACTATGATCTTTAAGATTAAGGCACTCATTATAAACTTTTTCAAATTTATCTTTATGCAATTTAGTTATTGCAATAGGCAGTGTTGGTAAAAATTGGAATTGTAGTTTACTTTCCATTTGGAGATTTATAATTTTTAAGATGTACAATCATATTTAAATTAAATCTATGAAAATATTCTTTTGGAGCAAATCCTCGATGTATTAAATGAGAAGGGAAAACTATAGCTTGTCCTTCTTTGCTTAAGATTTTTTCTCCTGTTTCAAATTCTGTACCCCCATCATTTGTATGTAAATTGTATAGTATAGATACACAATGACCATAAGTATCTTCATCACAATGCCAATCTGGTCCTGCATTAGGGGTATAGAAATTCCAATACATTCTTCTAGGAGCTGCCATTTGATGTTTTGATTGTTGTACTGCTAAATGAAAAACCCATTTTCCAAAAGTGTTTAAATAAGGGTCTCCATTTTTACCATGCATATCTTCTAAACTTGTATGGTACATTCCAAAATCTTTAGCATGATTACCTGCTATTACATCATTAAAAGATCTTTGAAACATTGTAGGTTTGTCATTGGCAAATCTCCAATCTATTTTTCCTAAATATTCTATGACTTCTTTATTAAGAATACTTGGTATAGGTAAATCTAGTAACTCAATGTTTGACATAAGATCAAACCAGATCTTTAGCTTTTCCTAAAATCGGTTTGTATTGTGTCTTACCATCTTTTTTAAATGCATGCAAGAAAGAAGCTCTTGGTTGTTCAGGTATCCAACTACAATGTATCCATCCCGAATTGGGTTCTCCAGGTTTGTAGTATTCAACGATCAATTGATCGTAGGTAAGCTCTCTATGTATCCAATCAGCAAGTTCAGCATTGTCAACACCTACACATTCGAAGTCTGCGGCCTCGGCTTTAGCATGCTGTGAATTTACAGAGCTGCCAATAGCTGTACATAATTCTGTTGAACGGTATCCACTAGTTATCTTAACTCTGCCGAAATGGTCACGCACTGGCTGTAAAATATTTTCACAAAGTAATTTTAATTTCTCAATTTGATCTGCGTTAGGATTGTTATCAATACCCTTACGTATAGCTGTATCTGATTTAATAAGTTCTTGAAGACTAAAGTTACGACTCAAATTCATATTTTCTCCTATTCTAATATTAATTTTTTTATAGATTTTGCACCTAAATAAACTTCTGTTTCTGCTTTAGATTTTATACATTGATAATCAATACTGGTGCCTGTGTTTGTTCGCATAGCAATACGTTTACCTTTTAAGCATTGAGACATAGATTCTTGTATTCTATGTTCTTTAATCTCACCATTAACAATCATTAGTAATGCAACTACAACTTCAACCATTAATAACTCTTTCCATTTTCTCTAACTTTATCTTTTAATTTTTCTACATCAGCTAATGCTTTGTCTAATTGTTCTCTTAAAAATTCTATGTTAACTTTATTTGTCATGTTTTGTTCTTGAGTTATTTCCAACTTTTCTGTTGTCTTATACAGATCTTCTATTAACATGTATTGTTCTTGATCAGTTGGTAACTGTTCACTTTTTTTAAGCAAGTCTGCTTGAAACAGTTCTCTTGATGTTTCAAGGCTTGTTAATCTACTTGTCACTTCTGTATATGCAAAGACACCCATAGCTACGGCTACGATAATACCAATCATATTTTTCATTGGCATGCTTACAGATGTATTTTCGTTTATCTTCATTATTTTGGTTCTGGTAGTATATAGCCTTTAGGTGGTATTTTCAATTTGCTACCCTTTTTTATAAATTTATCCCCCATAAATTGTACGTCTGGGTTCTCTTTTTTGTATTGATCTTTCATGTCATCCCACAAACTTTTACCATCAGCAGGTCTAGTGTTGTTTCCTGTTGGAGCAACGCCAACACATTTAGATACTAATAAATTAAAACTAGGGTTGTGTTTTAATGTAGGATTACTATTAACTCTTCCACACATCTTCATAAGTTCTAGCTGCTGTTTTAATTCCATGTTTTCTTGTTGAACAGCTTTAAATTCATCAGTGCAAGCTGATCCTAAATAGTGTCTCCAAGTTAAACGTAACGACCTATCATCGCTAGGGCTATTATAATTATTGCTAGGATTAAAGTGTCTGTACCTAGACTCGTATTCCCTCTGTTCGACTGATACGCTAAGATCACCAGTGCTACAAGTATTAGTACCGTTATTAAGATATTCATTTCTAGGATATGCAGGTTGCATAAAACATAACACTACAAATAATATAATTAATGCACCTGTAAAATAATAATTCATCCTGGCTATCTCCATGTGATTACCTATTTAAGTCTTTAATATCGTAATT